GCAGCGTTTTGCGAATCTGCTCCTGCAAGCTTGCTACCTGTCTTGCTGCCTGTTGTATCAACACCAAAAGCAGCCGTAATCTCATCTGGCACGCTGGTCACAACGTCTTTAATTCCTCTAATTGCGTTGCCAACTGCGCCAGCAATATCGCCCGCAAGGTCACCAACTCCGCCCAAAGCGTTTTTGAGCCAAGGCGGCAACCCTTTAATAAAGCTGTTAATAATTTCAATTAAGCCTTCAAATAGACCCCCAAAAAAATTGGTCACATTCTCAGCAGTTGAGCCTGCGCTATCACTAAAACCTGTAAAAAATTTATTGGCAAATTCACTGAGTCGTTTGAATATCTTTTGCATAAACTCAGCTAGTTTGCCAAACACTGAGCTAGCCTTTTGAGCAGGACTGCTTAATGCAGTTGTGACAAAATCCCTGAACTCTCCAAATTTTTGCTTGCCTGAATCAACAAAATTTGTAACCGTACCAATAACAGAATCTTTCAGCTCTGTGAATTTTTGCTTGCCTGCATCTGCTGCTTTAACAAAAAACCCAGCGACACGTTCACCAAACCTTTGGTAGGCTCCAATCACTTCTTTGATAAAGTTTATATTTACAGCTATCAACCCACCTATAATTTTGCCTACAACCTTTCCAAAACCAACAAAAACTGCAATTGCTTTGGTTACCCCCTTCATTATGTTTTGGAAGCCCTGTTCCAGCTTAAAGGCTGCGTCTGTTGCCTCTATGCCTAAAGCTTCTGCTATAGCCCCACCTATTTCTTTAAAAGCGGCTAAAACTGCCCGCGTAGGTGCTAAAAGTAAATTAATTGCAGCGACTAAAACTTCAACGGTAACTGCTGCCACTTTAAAAGTTTGTTTGATTAAGACCCCTAGCTCTGACTGATCTGAAAATAGATTTTGAAACGCAGTCGTAAGGCGCTTAAGCTGCCCATCAATTGTGTCTGATGCCGTAAAAGCTGCCTTAGCTGCTGCGCCTTGCGCCTCTTTTTGATTTTTTAGAAGTTGGTTGTATTTTTCTGTATCGTTCAACAACGCCAAAATTGACGGGCCTGCCTCTGTGCCAAAGGCTTTGATCACTGTCCCAGCGTCAGCGCCTGACTTTTTAATTTTTTCTAGCGTGCCCGCCAATCCGTCAGACTTCAAAGTTGAGGCGTTGATTTCAATGCCAAGAGCCTTGAACTCGTTCCCAACCTTGCCCGCCGCAACCTGGGCAAAAGCAGTTTTTAACGCGGTAAACGTAACCTCAGCCCCTTGGCCACCAGCTGTAATTTGAGCGACAGCCGCGTTGACTTCTTCAAGCGGTACGCCTAACGCAGCCGCAACAGGGGCCACCTTTGCAATGTTGGCCGCATACTCGCCAATGACAATTTTGCCGTCGTTCTGCGTTTGGATGAAGCCATCAACCAGCTTTGCTGCCTTATCAGCCTCTAAGCCGTAAGCGTTCAAAACAGAGGTCGTTGCATCTCCGACCGTGTTGATGTCAGAGAAGCCACCCGTTGCGCCTTGGCTTGCTGCTTTAAGAATCAACGCTGCATCAGCTGCATTGTTGAAGCCAGCCGATGCCACGTCATAAGCTGCCCCCGTCAGATCTAAAACACTGGCCTGCCCAGACAATTCAGTACTGACATCTTTCAAACGTGCAGTAAGTTCATTGCTGTTCACACCAAGTGAACGCACCTTGGCTTCTGCAAAATCTTGCTGACGCAAAACGTTGAACACCTGGCCAAGGCTTGCCGCAGCGGCCACCACAGCAGTGAGAGGGCCAAGAGCCGTACTTAAGGCAGCACCAAGGCCACGCGCACCAACCGAAGCCGCTTGAGCGCCACCAGCAAAAGCCTTGAACCCAGCACCTGCAACCTTTGTAGAACCCCCAGCACCCTTAACCGCTACCTCAAGCTTTTGGACCTGCTGCTTCAGGCGGTTTATCTTGGCGTTTGCGTCTTTAGTTTCAACCCTAAATCTGAGGACGGATTCAGTCACAAGCCACTCAGCAATGCCTCAATGTTACCTCCGTCTTTGCTTTGCGCGCTCCATTTCTTTTTCTTCCTGTTCAGCCTTCAACTCAAAATACGCAGCAAAGTGAACCAGCTCCGCGTCCGTTAATTCGTTACGAAGCCGGCTCACGGTCATTCCCAATTCGCAGGCCAAGAAAAACTCGAAATAAGTCCACCTGTCCTGCTTCAGTCGTTTTTTACATCGTTAAGCCCAGCCTCTTCCCCAATGCCAAACAAAAACAACTCAATGTCGTTCAGCACTGATTCAGGCAATTGACGCTGAAGCTTCTGGGCATCAGCAGCAGCGAAAGCCTTGGTGCCATCTTCTAGCTCAGCCATTTGGCAAAGCATCTGCGTGCTAATCACTAAAGCCTCTTCAGTCCCTGCAAGGCTTTGAGCTTTTTTGCGATCAGCCCTAGTAATTGGTTTGAAATACAGGTCAACGATCTTGTCGCCTGCATCGTTGTTTAGTTGATATTTGCGGCGCTGGTTAAGGTCAAAGGCCCCAACCAGCAAATCAACCGTCCGTTCAGTAGCAGGCATTTAAGCAACACATTTGCCGCTTAAATATAGCCTCCTTACTGTAGGTTGGAAGTGATAGCGCCACTCGTGATAAAGCTACAGCTAACAACGACAAGCTCGCCAACCGTGGAGCTAATCTCCATGTCAGTAATAATTCCGCCAAAAGCAACGGAATCAGCGGCGTTTGTGCTGCCAGTGGTAAACAGCTCAAAAGATGCGTCTGCCGCATCTCCTGCTTTAATAACGTCTTCAATAAAAGTAGCCTGTCCAGTTGCGTCAGGGTCATAGACCAGTTCAACAGTGCCAGAACCGGAAATCATGCTGCCGACAAACTGGCGAAAAGTGTTGCCATGAACGCTTGTGTCTAGGGTTTCTTTTGTAGTTGTAAGGCTCCAGCTTCGGGTGCCGACAACAGTCGCAAGACTGCCGCCGCCGGTCTCAAATTCAACTGAACCTGCTTCGCCTCGGATTGTAGCCATGGTCAGAGTTCCTCGATAAATTCAAAGGTCACACGGACCTGAGTTTGGTAATAAGACTCAGGGGCTGGTGATGCCAGAACCGCTGGGCCGTTGACTGCATCGAAGAAAATCCCCGACGCTATGACCCTATTGTAAAGGTCACGGACTCGTTTTCCAATTTTGTAGTTAGGACCGGAACCACGACCTTTGGCCGAAAATATATTGATCACGACTATGCCAACAACGCGATTCTGAGAGCTGCTGGTCAGGCCTTGACTTAAATACTCGCTAGCTCCAAAGGTTGTTAGGCATTGCACCCATGAGCTGTTTGGCGTTGGGGTGTAGGGCATGTTGTGAAACACGACCGGGATTGGCGGGCTTTTTGCCAGCTCAGTCGCAAGGCGGCTTTCAATTGTCGCCCGGATTGTGTTTAGGTCTGCCGCTGCCATTGCTATCTCTTCAAGATCTTTTGAAAATACTCCTTAGCCCAAGATTCCAATTCCTTGGCAATCAAGTCGGGAAAACCAGGGATTGTTCCCTGAGTTGTCTTAAATTCGCCTCCCCATGAAGGTGGTAAAGCCGTGCCGTAAATCACTGGCTCTGCATAAACAACGATATTTGAGACTTCACCGTCAAGGTCCGTGTCCCCTTTCTTTGGGGTTTTACTCATCCAAGAATTACTCAACACCCGAGTCTTGCCTACAGGCGTTGCAAGTACGAGCCTTCCTTCTGCTTCCAACGTTGTTGCAGCAACAAGCAACCGAACGCTTTCCCGCAGGTGGTCGGAAATCTTGTCAAGGGGGATTTCTTTTGCCATCCTTACGCCCTCAAAACGATGGTATACACCAAATCTACGCCCGTAAACTCTTGAACTCTTACCTGGATGATTTGATGGACCACCGAACTGATCACGATTTGATCGGTGACGCTGGGCTTTGAACTGAACTCACTGGCAGGCACAAGCAAGGTCTTGTCACCAGATTGAATCAGTTCATTTGTTTCGCGCAAGCTGACATCACTCAACGTGCCTTTGTGCTCAGTATCCGTCAGGGTTTCGCCCACCGTGCCATCAGTGACGTTGTAAGAGCCTGCTGAAATCTTGCTAAATGTGACTTCAGTGCCAACCTTTGTAAAGGCCTTAGGCAGAGCTTTTGCAATTAGATCCCCGAGAGCCATAAGTCACGCCTTATAAAGAAACAAGCCGCCACCACTGTTACAAGTGACGGACGTAAATCGAACGTAAACCTCAGTGCCTGCCGCAATAGCCATGCTGGTGAGTGCATTGCCTGAAATCTGCTCAGCAACCATTGTGCCGATTGTTGTGTCTTTGTAAGCCACAAAACCAACAAAGGCACCGGTATGGGCCTGATCGTCTGAAACGTGCTCAAAATTAACGACGTCGTAACTCATGCCCATGTCAGCTCCGTTTGATTGCGATGTTCCCCGGCCCGCTCATTCTAAGCCCTGTCAAATACCGTTCAACAATTGGCGGGATCCGATCAGCGCCTACGGCCCCAAAGAAATTAGGAGTGATATTAATTGAACCCACCTGCAAGTTCTGGAAATCTTCAAGGCCGCTTAGACCTAAGCCATCAACGTTGTTGTGGAGATAGACAGCTAGCTCAACCTGAGCGCGTTCTACCTGCTTTGGAATTTCAGTTGTGGTGAAGTAATCAACCACAGAACGAAAAGCAAACCCAAAGCTATAAACCGGCGTATAGGTGTCAGGCTTTCGCACCCCATCACGCGGCCATTGCAAAGCCTGTGTGTCTGTAGCTCTAGCCCCTAGGAATCGTTCACGATCTAGACGCTGTGCAGCAGTAGCTAGCGCACGGTTTCGCGTGTCGTCTGTACCAGTGCTCCACTTGGAAACATCAGTGCTAGACACCATGGCATCAACCAAATCATTGGCTGCTGTCAGTGTCACGTAACTGTTGGCGCTTGCGCCTCCCACCGTTGCGTCGATTGTTACTGCCATTGGCCTCCTCGACCGTTCCTTTTTTTAATTCTGGCTCCTTATTGGAAATAAAGGAGGCCGCCTCCTGAGAGGCAGCCAACTTTTCTCTCATACGCCGGAAAGCGTGAAGAGCCATCAGTGAGTGCCTGACGGCATTGAGTACAAGGTGATCGCCTCAGACCCGCTGCCAACTGCAGTCACTTCGCCAATAAACTCCCGTGAGGCAGCATGGGCAACCGTGTTCGTGTTGTCAGATTGCAGGGTCACTCCCGTGCCACCTGCAAGAGTCATCGCATGGGTTGCAGCTGCTTCATTCCGCAGAATTAAACGGAAAGAAGAGCCGACCCGACACCCGGTGATTTCCGCAACAATGGCCGCTGCTGTGGCAGTGGTCACGGTACGGCCTGCGCTTGGAGTCATGCGGACAATTGAGTCCACACACTGAGCAGCGGTCAGGGTTGTCGCTTCGTTGCCTGCTGCAACGACAGTAATCCCAGATACTTCGCGGGCGAAGGCTGGAGATTCAAGTTCAAAAATTGATGCCATGATTTAGTACCTCGGGTCAATCGTGGTTGGAAACAACTGTCGCCCGAACAATCCCGATGTTTTTTGTCTCGTAAACTAAGCTCCAGTTAGAAGCAGTTTCGAGCTGTGTTCTGGTCGGGTTTGTTGTAGTAACTCCCCACTTAATACCAACTGGGTGGTATAGATAGTGAAGGTCAAAAGATACAGCGGATTCCTTCGCTAATATATCTCTGTCCGTTTCTGTCCGTAGTGCCTGTTGCTCGCCAGTGCCGACAGCACCGGGCGAAAACATGAATACACCGTATTCGGTAGAAGCGCCAGAGCCAGCTTTAGGAACGTCGTCAGAAACAACGACCTGCATCCCCATATACGAAACAACCTGAGGGTTGCCAAACGTATTGCTCATATCGCCACCCGATTGAGTCGTGGTTGTTCCACGAACATCAGAGGTGTCGATGTAACGCAATGCGTTGCGCTCTTCCAAGTCGTAGTAAGTCGAGCTGTGCATCGCAATCACGCTCAACTTGTCTCCATTGTCACCCAGCAGTGCGCGTGCACGAGACACGGTGCGACTGCTCAAGATGCCAGGAGTGTCACCTGATTCAGAATCCAGGCACAGGTTAAACAGAGCGGAGCTGCTGCTATTGCTGTTCAAGGAACCGAATGCACCCTGCAAAGTAGAAATAAGATCTTTCTGCTTTTGGTGCGCGATGTAAGCGCCAAGTTTGTTTCCAATAGCCGCTTGCAAGTCAGTACCAGCTGCAAGGCTGGCCATGTCACGGGTTGAAAATGCGTCTGCCCTGTGCAGGACAACGCCAATCTGCTTATCAGCAGTGATCTTTTTGGGGGTCAGCGATGTGCTGTCACTCATCACCTCAAAGTCGCCCGTTAGGTTCGCTTTGATATTTGGGATGTTGACGAAATCGCCGCCGTCTTCCGAAGCATTCAGAGCTGCGAGAGGAGCAACAACACCGGATTGTAAAAACTTGTCCCGGTTTGTGGTTTGCTCTTCAACGTAGCCCGTGAAAATTTCGGGAATGATAATGTCCGACCTTCTGGTGGCCATAACTTTCCGAATAAATGAACAGGATTAGCGGGCGCAGCCCTAAGTCACTCGGCGCAGCTTTGTGACTAATGAATGAATCTTACCTTGCGTTGTATTGATCTGCTGCTCTGCGATAAGCAACCCAACGATCACGGCCCTCCCGTTGATAGACCTCGTGTTGCGTATCCATGCGGTTTTCGGCAAACAGTTTGATCGTTTGCGGGTCAAGATTTGACGTACCTGGGTTTATCCGTGCAGTGGGGGCACCGCTACCACTTGGTGTTGGTTCTTTCAGTATGTATCGCCGTTCTTCGGCAAATTTGCTCCGCGCCCAATCTTGAATGCCAATTGGTAACGGGCCGCCATCATCAACCATTGGCTTGCCGTCTTCAATCTTGATCTTGCGTGGATCAATGAAGTTGTTCAGCACTAAGTCAGGGTCATGCACCACTTCGCTTAGTGCCGCAATTGCAGGATTGATCAGCTCTAGGTTGCGAACCTTTTCTTCAAGCTCAACAATTTGCTTGTCTTTTGCCTCTAGAGCGTCTTTGAATTGCTGTTGCTTGACCGTTAAGGCCTCGTCATATTTGCCCTGATTCTCAAGCTGTTTTTGTTCTGTGCGTTGCTTGAAATCAAATAACTCTTGAATGTCTGTACCTGCAGGCAGCGATGACAGCCGCCCTTCAAGGTCTGCAAACTTTTTCTTCTCGTCCAAGAGTTGCATGTTTTTTGCGTCCATTGCATCGATGCGCTGCATCAAGCGTTGGATCTCTTGGCTTTGGTCTTGTTGTTGCTCCAGCGCAGCCAGATCAACGGTTCCTTCTTCAGGCATGTGTAACCCGCAGGGTTATTTACACCCCAATACTATTACTAACTCTTACTTTGGCGCTTTTTTCAGTTCTGCCCGTGGCTTTAGTACCGGGTTTTTTGTGGCTTCTGATTTGATACGGATGATTGGATTGGATTCAGAACCAACTCTGACAACCTCGCCACCTGTTGGGCCTTTGATGACATGGCGGCCAGCGCCTTTAACGCTTTCCACAGTGCCAAAAGTCCGCTTGCCTTGGTAGACCCAGCTCACGCGGTCGCCTTTTTTAGGGTTGGCTTTCATTTTTTCTTGCCTCCTTTCTTTTTCTTCTTAGGAGGCCGGCCAACTTGTGAACCGTAGGTGCCTGGGCCTTTGGGCATGGGAGGGCAGCGGATGGGAACAGTCTAAGTCAGGCTTGGGTGCCCATTGGCGTTAGCCAAAGTATTTACCGATCAGCTTGTAATCCTCTTCAGAGACAGCTGCAACGGTCAACACTTCCACCAGTTGACGCATGAAAGTGGCATCTTCATCTGACGCTTTGATAATCCCTTCCGCCAGCTTGCGCGGCACTGTCCGATCCTCTGGCCAGCCTTGGACCAATTCGACTGCTTGATCAAAAGTCATTTGAATGCTGCCTCCATAGCCTGTTCTACCCACTTATACGCAGCTGGGGACGCCTTCTTTAAGTCATCTGGCGCAAAGACGTATTGAACAAAGGTCTCAGCAAACTGTTCCATCTCGTTTGTCATGCCGTATTTGCTTGGATACCA